GCTTTCGCACCAGCATTCGCTTCCTTCTGCTTCAACTTTCTTTCCCGAAGAGACAAAACTTTCTCCTTCTTCCCAAGCATCTTCTGAACCTTCCCAATCACTTTCTTCACGGCAGGTTTCACAACCTTCAGGAGCAAGTCTGCTAGGGGTTTGGCAAGTAGGGCAGATGAAGTAGCAACCACAGCAATAGTAGCAGTAGTTGCTGCCACCTGTGGTGTTGGAAGGAACTGTTCTACTGCACCGATATCCTCATATAAAATAACACATATTTTTACACCGTCTGGGTTTCTAGGATCTACCTGTAACTCAAACCCACTGACCTTCTCTGTTTGATTCTGTGCCACATCTCCTATACGTGGAGCATTAGGACCAGGACAGGGAGGGTCTTCTAGTGGATCAGGTTGTTTTGTATCAGGTGGTTCTCCTACTGCTCCTGCACCACCAGCACCTCCATTATATCCACCTCTATGTTGATATTCTTCCTCATCTGGGGGTGGAACAATAGTTTCTATCTTTAATTTACGAGTATCATAATCCATAGGAGCATATGCTGGCATCTGACCATCACATAAAACTACATTCTGGTTAGGATCATCATTTACAAGAGACTGATTTTCATTTGGTGGTCTCCCTATATTTTCTTTATTAGTTTCTACACAACCAGGCATATTAACAATAGGATTTCCTATCTCCACAGTTACAGGAACCGAAGGTGGAATAGCTGATGGAGGATTCACCATCCAATCAAGATTTGATTCTGCAATATACAACAAAGACTCAACATAAGGTGGGTTAACATACAAATCACCCACACCAACATTACCCACACCAATATTACCAATACCAATCTCAGGAATCATTTAGGTGTAGTCTCCCGATAGTCACCATTAGGATCTGGTTTTGGATATGTTTTTACTGGTCCAGTTTTCTCTGGCCATGCTTCCCACAATACTTGTTTAAGCTCTTCTCTTACTATTCTTCTAAGTTCTACCTCTTCTGCTTGTGCTCTCTTTGCAGGACCGCCAGTTTGCTGATCAATTAACGCACCACCACCTACCACAGAACCAGTACCTACGACTGCTACTGCTGTTCCATAGGTGGCAATCTTTTGTATATCCATTAGTTATTCTCCACATTTAGGACATGCTTCTTTCTTCTTTTCATTTGCTACCTGTCCTGCTTTCTCTGCAGCATATAATGCAAATGCTTTGGTTGCTAAACCATTCATGGTATCTTTAATTGCTCGAGTGTCTTCGTCATCACACTTATCAGTCATAAAGCAACCAGCAATAGTAGAAGATACTATTAATAATTCAAATCCAACCACAATAAAGATAAGTCTAAAGACCCATTTAAGTGATTGCGTCATTACTTATCCTTCCACCCACCTGCTTTTAACCAGTTGTTATAATGTGGATTATCCCAACTGTCACTGATCTCATAGGAAGGAATTACAACCTCTTGAATATATCTTCTATTCTCTTCAACAAGTTTTACCTTGGCATCTATTTGAGCACCCCACCAGACTGCTGCACCTACTTGTGCTGCTAAGAATGTAAGTAATGGGATTGGTAAATTTTTCATTTAATACTCCTCGGTTGGTATTTCCCAGTCAGCGTATGTACGTCTGCCTGTTTTGCCCTTTGAATCTATGTATGTTTGATCAAGACTCGACCAGTGACCCAAGCGAACGCCTAATCTCACGTAACTCCTCAAAATTCTTCTGTTTAGTGCCGCCATCATATGCCCAAGCATAACCCTCCGTAATCATTTGTTCATTTAGGGAAACAGTAGCATCCCCAACATAGAGCCAACCAAGAAGCCTACCATACTTCCCAGTGCCACCCTTAAGTTCAGTTCTAATAGTGAGTTCTTCATCTCCTGCAATAGTATCTTCTAAATGTTTCTTCATCCAGTAGGTAGCATCAAGACCTAGTGCCTTCTCCTCCAAGTCCTTTGTTCTCTTTTCAGGAGTATCAACTCCCGCAATTCTTACCCGTTCTTTCTTGTATAAATCGAATCCAAGATCTATCAGAACATCTATCGTGTCCCCGTCCACTACCTTGACTATCTTTGTCACTCGGAAGTTGTAACAACTCTTCCTGCTCGGTGGAACCATCGCTCCCATAATCTCCCCACTCCATTTGTTCTAGTGAGTTATTTAGCATCTCTTCAATTGGAGTCCTCTCTTGCTCAGACTTCCACTCCCTCATCTGTTGAATCACCGTATTTGGATTCAATGGAGATGTGACTATGAATAATGGAGTTAAAATATTAATCATATTGATTATTATAATAATCAAAAAGTGCTTGATTTATATCAAACTCAGGATTTATTCTTTTTTGTTTCTTTTCCCACTGCTTCATCTGCTCAATCCAATTATTAATAGTCTGTGTGTTATCAGGTAACAGACCATCATAAGGTTGTTGTTTCTCCAACGCTTTCGCTGGACTCATCATCAGTAATAATGGGATTAGGATACCACTCATCGTATTTGAAAATCCAGTATAATGTAACACATACTCCAACTAGAAGTAAAGCTATCATAATATTTATTGACCAGACTACATCACTCAATCCCTCTGTCTCCAGTCATCAGACCTTTCATTGTGAAACCAGTCTACCACATCTTGCGGATCTCCGAAACCCCTTCGATGATGAGTTGAATCGGGGTCTCCAATGTTCAACTCATTCAGAAAAGAATCTGTCGGGTCTGTACTAATTCTTCTTGCAGTTTGTAACATACCTCTTGCTGCGGTATTTGCTTTGGCTAATTTCTCTGCCCAGATCATATCTTCTAAACTTACTTCAACTCCTGCACCTATATCTTTACATATAGATGCTAACCTCAACCGATATTGAGTAGATAGCATAAGATTAATATATGTGTACTATTATTTATGTTTATACCTGTGGGGGTTACGAGGTCCGTCTATTGAAAAAAACGCTATGGGTAGGAACATTACCCAACTGAATAGAGCAAGAGTATTCATATTCTGCCCTATCCATTCTACAAAACTACTGAACATGGATAACCCCTTTCATACCTGCACCAGCATGAGGATCACACTGGAAGTTATAATCACCTGCTTCATGAAAAGTAACTTCAAAAGTTTCACCAGGCGAAAATGCTAAGTCATTATGTGAGAGTTCATCGTGTCCAGCAAACATAACATTATGTGGAGGCAGTTCATTATTCACAAACGTAACTGTATCTTCAACATTAATTGTTAATTCACATGGTGCAAAAACTAACATACCATCCTTACCCATTTGAATCTCTGCTGCCCATGCTGATTGTGCTAGTGAGAATGATAGGAAAAGTGAGGTGAGCATAATGGTGAGTCTACTCATCCACCACATTATTTCATGTTTCATAATTAGTGTCCCATAGGAATTCCTGCTGCCATAAAGTCAGCAACCTTTTTTACTTCTTCACTCACACAATAGTCAACAAAATGAGGATGCTCCTGTAGATAGGGAACATCCTCTTTAGAGTGTTGTATTGCTTCGTATGAATCCGTAGCGTACTCACAGATTTCATAATGATGTAGTTCTGTGTCGTGATAACCGACTGTGTAGTGCTTCTGTTGAGTCAGGGGCATGATCTTTCAATCCCATACTAATCGTATTTATAGCACGGACTAGTAATTTTTGCCTAGTTCAGTGTGGACTTCCTGACTGGGTGTTAGTTCCACAACCTAGTTAATTGCCGAACATCAGACACTCCATAAAGTGCCTTACAAGTTTGCTCTGCATCCTCTCTAAGATTAGATGGTGATATGAATTCCACCTTTGTTAATCTATTTGAGTTAAGTAAAATTTGTGCTGACCATTTAGTTTCTTTCATAAATCCATAACCTTCTCTTCATAGAAAATATAACCACTATAATCAACCATTATATTCCACCAGGATCCCTCTACATCCTCTCTATATGCTTCTAGAATGGACTCAGCACCGTTATTAGTAGTCCACTCTCGAACCCACCATTGTTCTACGTCATCCCATTGATAACCTTTCTCTATTAATTGAGTCTCTTCTAACATTTTTAAGATACCTTACCACCTGTACAGTTCCATTCAGAATCAGGATTCACTTTATCCATAAAATTAAATCCAGATCCCTCTGGATATATGTATTGTCCATTCTCATCAAACCTACCTGAGGTGTCTGCTATCCTTGACTCCTTTGATGGATACTTGGGATAAGGTCTCTTCCCTGCCCTCATCTCATTACCCTTTCTTCTTCTCATCTGATTACCAGTCTCAGGCATATTATCTTTTTCCAACCAAGCAGTACCTAGTATCTCCTTGATCATCTCTTGTGTGTAACCGTTAGGGTGACTCACAATAAGATAGCACCAATTACAAATCCCTTAGCAAAAGCAAGACAAAGCATTTGATAATCAGTCAAGTTAAACTTGTCCTGTATCTTCTTTGCCATTGCCTTATCCCATTCCTTTACATGGTATAAAGCATGTGCAACGGGATTCATTTTTTCGTGATCGTTACAAGACATTAGTTTATCTCCTTATAGTTTAAATGTTTCATCTGACTTATCATCAGTGCTAATCTTGATAGGTGCTTGCTCAATTCTAATTGTTTGAGTAGGACCAGTCTGAGATGCTTTCTCTATTAATAGTTCAAGATCTTTCTTGCTGATGCCACCGCCCCCGTTACCATTGCCACCGTTGCCATTACCATTGTTCTGCATCTTCATAGTGCCATCACCCTTTTTACTAGCAGTTTGAATTCCAAAGCTAGCTAAAACTCCTGTAAAAACCGAAGCTATAAATGTTGGATCAATTTTCTGTTGTGGTACACCTGGTATGGCAACATAATTTAAAGTCAATATTCCACCGCTCCAGGCAAGAACGGTAATGCGTACAAATGTACTAATGATTGCTGCTTGTTCATCAGCATCGGGAAGAATAGCATCCTTTGCTTTCTGAAACAACCCTTTCTTTTCTTCTTTGGGTTCTTCTTCTACTACTACTTCTTCTTTAATTTCTTCGGCCATTCTAATAAAGCAACTAGCTTATTTAGAAATTAGGAGTTGTTGGAGTATCAGGTAAAGAAGCTTGTCCTGCTGGTGGTGCAAGATCAGGAGTACCTACTGGAAGGTCTCCACCCAATCCACCACCTAAACCACCAAGTGCTTTCTCCTTTATACTTTCTATGATGGAATCTTTATTAACGTAAACGTAAGCACCAGTCCCAACAACGGCAACAGATACAACAGTAGACGCAAGAGCAAGTACATTAATTATTTTTTGCATTGTATTATAGCAAGTAAGTTATTTATCAAAGTAGGCTTTGTAATATGCGACTACACCATCTGCTCTGACATATTTCTCTACCCACTCATCGGCACATTCGTATATTTTTTTATTGGAGTAATCTCCATTACCAAATTTCTTAAAAAGAATTTGTAGA